TGTCCTGTCTTTTAGCTAATGGTAGACTTGAGGTTTGTAAAGATGCTGTTGGAGGCATTGATGCAGTTTACTTCATTAACTACGCAGATTACGCTTTCCCTACTGACGTTACTTATGTAACAGGTACGGACACCATTGACGCAGTTGCTAACGTAACTTCGTTATACAAATACGAACTTAAAGGAACAAACTCTTTTGAGCAAGTATATAACTCTTCTCGTGAAAACGGAACAACTTTCGCTGAGCAAACATTAACAATGACTTTGAAGAAGCAAGATGCTACTACACACAAGTCGGTTAAATTGTTAGCTTACGGACGCCCTCACATCGTAATCAAGAACCGCAACAACCAATTCTTTTTGGCAGGTCTTGAACACGGAATGGAATTGACTACTGCAAATGCTTCAAATGGTACTGCAATGGGAGATTTAAACGGATACACTTTGACTTTTGTAGGTCAAGAGAAGCTCTACGCTAACTTGTTGGACTGCTCATCTGAGGCAGACTTAGCAGGTGGTGCTGGCGATGTTTTTGGTGTAGCTACTATCATTACTGCATAATCGTTTTCTTCATAGCGTGTAAGAAGGGTGGCTTTGGCTGCCCTTTTTGCTTTTAAAACAAATCGGTATCAAGTTAGTTACTTTAATATGATTGTACTAACGACATCTACATCAGCTCAGACGTTCTCGTTTATTCCGAGAGATACACCTACTACAATGGTGTTGACTGATGACCAAACAAACACTCCAGTAACTGTAGCTATCACATCGCAAACATTAGGCGATTACGTTAACACGTTGACGGCTACATTCGCTTTAAAGGAAGGGCATTTTTACGATTTGGTACTTTACAAAAACACGGACATCGTTTACAAGGATAGAATCTTTTGTACTGACCAAAACATCGTAACATTCTCCGTAAACAACGGAGAGTATACATCTAACACCACCTCAAATACGTTCATAGTTTATGAGTAACAACGTACACATACTAAATCTATCGGCATACACTACTCCAGTTATTCAGGAAAGTAAGCGTGATGCTTGGGTAGATTACGGAGAAGACAACAATTACTATTCTTTCCTTTTGGATAGATACACGAACTCCACTACAAACAACGCAATCATCAACAATATTTCACGTCTTGTCTATGGACGTGGCTTGTCTGCAGTAGATGCTTCAAGAAAGCCTAATGAGTACGCTCAGGCAATGGCTCTTTTCAATAAGGATTGTTTACGCAAGATTGCTATTGACCGCAAAATGCTTGGTCAGTTCGCTATTCAGGTACACTACAACGACAAGCACGATAGAATCTTGAAGGCTTTTCATATGCCTGTCAATTTGTTGCGTGCAGAGAAGTGTAATAAAGACGGAGAAATCGAAGCCTACTACTACTCGGACGATTGGACTGACGTAAAGAAATACCCACCTACAAGAATCCCTGCTTACGGATATTCTAAAGATAAGATTGAGATTCTATTTTCAAAGCCTTATGCAGTCGGTATGAAGTATTACGCTTATCCTGACTATCAAGGTGCAGTTCCTTACGCACTATTGGAGGAGGAGATAGCTGATTACCTAATCAACGAAGTTCAAAACGGATTCTCAGGCACGAAGGTGGTCAACTTTAACAATGGAGTGCCTACTGAGGAGCAGCAATCTATCATCACAAACAAAGTTTTGGGTAAGTTGACTGGTTCTAAAGGTCAGAAAGTTATCGTTGCGTTTAACGACAATATGGACACTAAAACTACGGTAGACGATTTGCCTTTGAATGACGCTCCTGAGCATTACACTTATTTATCTGAGGAGTGTATGCGTAAGATTATGCTTGGACACAACGTTACATCGCCGTTACTTTTTGGTATTGCAGGAGCTAACGGATTCTCGTCTAACGCTGATGAGCTTCAGAACTCGTTTATCTTGTTTAACAATATGGTCATTAAGCCACTTCAGGACGAAATACTTGAAGCCTTAGACACTATCTTATCATTTAACGGCATATCCCTCAACTTATTCTTTAAGACGCTTAAACCGCTTGAATTTACGGATTTAGAAAACGCACAAAACCAAGAGCAGGTAGCAGAGGAAACAGGTACGGAGCTATCAAAACAAGAATCCTTAGATAACGAGGTTGCTCAATCACTTATAGACTTAGGAGAAGAGCCTTCTGAAAATTGGCTTTTAATAGACGAATTTCCTGTTGACTATGATTCGGACGACTCAGAGAACGAAATACTCTCTAAAGAGCTTAAAAAGGGCTTATTTTCAAAGTTAGTTGAACTTGTAAGTACAGGAGATGCACGTCCAAACCTACGAGACAAGCAAGACAAGGTAATTGACGGAGTTAAATTCGTCACTCGCTACGTTTATGCAGGTTCAGAACCTAAAGACAAGTCAAGACCTTTCTGCAATGCAATGATGCGAGCTAAAAAGATTTATAGAAAAGAGGATATTCTTAAAATGGGCAGTCAAGCAGTCAACAAAGGCTGGGGTCCAAGAGGAGCTGATACTTATTCTATTTGGCTTTACAAGGGTGGAGGCAACTGCCATCATCGTTGGAACAAGCAAGTTTACGCAGCATTTGAAGGTAAGGCTTTGGACATTCCTAACGCTAAACAAATTGCACAAGCAAAAGCTGCTAAATACGGCTATACAATTAAAAACGAGGCTTTGGTTTCTAAAAGACCTGTTGATATGCCACATAACGGATTCTTACCTACTAACCCTATTTACGGAAATCAATAATGGCAACTGCACTACTCATAACACGAGACGATTTAGTTAGGTTTACTGCCGTTAATGGCAACGTAGACACGGACAAGTTCATTCAGTTCGTCAAAATCGCTCAGGACATTCACATACAAAACTACTTAGGCACAAAATTGCTTCAGAAGATTCAGGCGGATATTATTGCAAATACGCTTTCAGGTAACTATGAGCTGCTTACTGAGACGTATGTAAAGCCTATGCTTATCCATTGGGCAATGGTTGAATACTTACCTTTCGCTGCTTATACAATAGCTAACAAGGGCGTCTATAAGCACTCATCTGAAAACTCTGAAAACGTAGAGAAAAACGAAGTAGACTTCTTAATTGAAAAGGAACGTCAGATTGCTCAGCACTACACAGAGAGATTCATTGATTACATCTGCTTTAACAATGACTTGTTTCCTGAGTACACTTTGAATACTAACGGAGATATGTATCCTGATACTTCTAATAATAGAATCAATTGGTATATATGAAAACACGAACTAAGGTAGGAACTTACAAACCAAAACAAGAGAACATTGAGAAGCTCCGTGTTTTCCTAACAAAACTAAACAAAGATGGCAAATAACATATATTGGGGGCAAGGAGCAAATCGCAACATCATAGGATGGGGGCAAGGTGCTTACAATGCAATAGGGTGGGGAGCATCTCACATTGTTTCTTGGAGTCCAGAAACTGACTTATATGGTATTTCTGGAGGGATGGCAACTAATTTTTACTTACGAGTTGAAGCGGATTCAGCAGAATTTGAGGCTGATTCGTGTTTACTTACCACTTTAAATAATATAAACGTATGAGCTTAATAGATTCAGCTTCATTAATAGTAACGCCAAACGGATATAAAGAGGGCAAACTTTATTCCGTTATTCCGTCCGATGGTTCTGGCGATTTGTCAGTAACAAGAGCGACCACCGCAACAAGAGTTAACTCTGCTGGCTTGGTGGAGTTAGTGCCTTACAATTTGTTTCAATATTCGGAGCAATTCGATAATGTTTATTGGAATAAAAACAATGTAAACATAGTTGCAAATAGTTTAGTTGCTCCAAACGGAACTACCACTGCAGATACAATGACTTCAAGTGGTACAACATCATTTACTTATATTGCGACATCTTCTTTAGTAGGAACATATACATTAAGTTTTTACGCAAAGAAAGGTACAAGTGATTATTGCTGGGTGTATTTAAACGGGTACAATGCTATTTTTAACTTGAATACTGGGGCTTATGTTACAAGTATTTCAAATGCTCCACAATCTTACAATATTGAAAATGTTGGAAATGGTTGGTATAGAGTTTCAATAACGCAAGCAAATCCAGCATTAGATGGTTTTAGTGGTATCGGTGTTGCTACAGCAAGCAGTTTCAATGGTGTTGTAGGTTCAAACATCTACATTTGGGGCGCACAACTTGTCGAAGGCTCAACCGCTAAAGACTACCAAAAAACGGAAACAAGACTTAACATCCCAAGACTTGACTACTCAAATGGTACTTGTCCAAGTTT